GTTTCATGGTATGCACCTGGGGGCTGTTGGTTTGGTTTGGCAGGTGTCACGGGTTCTGTCGTTACAACTGGTAACAACAAACATTAGGGCCACAGCCAAAAGCGCAACAATGCCAAGAGTTTTCATGGTGTTGTCGGGTCAATCGGGTTAGGCGGTCTGATCGGGTCGGGTTGAGGGTCGGTCAGTTCGCAGTCAGTACCACATTCGCCACATTGGACTTCTGTCGGGTCACCGTAAAAGTTGTATGGGATGTCGTATTGTCCGCAGGGCTGGTTTTTGCAGGTTGCTGTAATCATCGTTAAGCCAATCTTGTCGTAAATTCAAAAGAGACATTACTGTCTGACGCAAAAGCGACAGGTACGCCCGGCTCAACATTTCTTACCGAAGGGTAAGTGCCACTACTTAGCCAAGTTTGGATTGCGACTGCTGTTGAACTTGCGACAGAAACAATGCCCAAAGTAGGAAAAACACCTACTTTTGTAATGTTTGCTTGACCGATTACTTCTTGTGAAGCCGTGTTTTGTGTCAACGACGCAGGAAGGGTCATCTGCAAATTACTTGTTAAAGACGAAGTAGAACCAAAGTCAAAATAAACTCTTACAAAAAGAATCTTATTGAACTTTGAATATGCCGCCGAAACGACACCGTTACCGACTGTTAAATTTGTCCAAGACGGGGTAAACGATGTCCAAGCGCCCGCCGCATTTAATTCTGCCGCAGTGAGCACACTGCCCGATGTGAATGTTCCAAATTCTGCCATAATGTTTCTCCTTTACCAGCCGAGTCGACTGGTGTCCAAAATACCATTTACTGAATCATCAAGAATAAAAGCAGACCAGTTGTACCAAGGCTTCGTCCTGAATGTAACGATCATGTCCTCCGGTGTACCTGAGATCGTTCGGCCTGTTATCACATTCTGTGTTGTCACTGTTGTCGCTGTGCCGACAGGATTGTACTTGAGCTCTAAGCGTTCCCAGATACCAGTCAACATGTCGATCATCTTGAAAAAAGCCTCTTTGGGATCAAATGTAAGTATCGGCTTTATTTGTGACAGTTTGATCGTCAGACCGGTTGGGACATATTCAAGTGTGTTGTATCGGCTGCCAAGTGCGCCAGTCAAGTAGGTCTGCCCTGAGGTAATCAAAAAGACTTGAGGCCATGCAATGACCTTTGTGCCGTAGGTCGTCGTGCTTGCGTCGTTAGCGACAAAGGTGACTCCACCGCTTGTGGCTGTCGTTTGTGCTCCAGTCGCAAAGTCGGCTCTGTTGTATGACGCACTAAGAGTCTGGAATGGGATTGAGCTTGAGTTTGGTGTGATGTCCGAACCGTACACATAGTAAGGGCCGTTACGATCAAACTTGCTCCGTAGTGGCGTGTAGTAGAGAACGATTGATTGGTAAGTCGTGGCAGAGCCAGCAAGTGTTGAGTAAACGGGCCACGAGATCGCTGCGGACGATGGCAAGTGTCGAGTGCTGATTAGGTCTGACACTCCGCCGGCGGTCGGTGTCCCTGAGACTGTTTCAATTGTTCCGTCGTTGTCGCCTATGGACTCAAAGATTCCTGTCGCTGTTCCGCCTAATGTTGGGAATTGCACGTTAGTTAGGACTTGAGCGATCTTAGTAGGCATTGTTTCAAGTGATGTGATGCCGACGATATCGGTGCGTGTTGGGGATGAGAAAGTGAACGCATCAACACATGTAAAAGATGCTTTCGAGTCTTTGTACCCAGAGTCAATAGTGAAGTCGGTACAGATGCCCTCAAAGAGGTAGTAGGTGGAGGCGGTTCCGTCGTCATAGGTAAAATAGAGGAGGAACTTCGCTCCGAACCAGTTAGTCGTGGAAAATGTGCCTCCGCCACTTGGCGTGAACTCGTTCAAGAAATTCTTCATCGTGAACGATGCTGTCGCTGTTCCCATCGTGTAGATACCAGCGTCCAGATCTGTCGTGTACGACAGCATGTAAGAACTCAGATCAACTGTAGAACCTGTCGCCAATTTGACTGACAACGTCGTCGTATAAGTGATCGGGCTTGCCATATTAGCCTCGGAACGCAGTCGGATTTACACTGATCGGTAACGCTCCACGATCACGAATGTACTGCTGAAGAGCTGCGACAACAGCGTTCGGATCAGCACTTGAGACATTGACCGTGATCTGATTACCCATACCCATTCCGCCGGCACGACTAAGCGGTATCACTGCTTCTGGGCCGCGCTCACCGATCATTGCCAATGTTGGACTGGTGACTATGCCACCTTCGGCCAACATGGGGATATCTGGCACGTCGAATCCCTTGCCACCAATAACAGGAACCCATGATGGAACAGTAAAAGACAGTTTGCCTATGGTGCTATTCCACAGTCCTGCAACAGCTCTAAACGCTGCTTTAAACGGTGCAGAAATGACGTCAGCAACAAACCCCATGGTGGCTTTTATGGCGGAATAGATCAGGCTGAACACGTTCATAATGTCATCTTTGAACTTGACGATTGCAAGAATTGCTAAACCAAACGGGCCTGTAATGACTGCGAGAATTAACGGCCAATTGTTTTTGACCCAATCAAAAACGCCTTTAATAGCGCCCCAAACGGCACCGAAAGCGGCGCCAACAACTCTGATGACACCGTCAAAGATTCCGAATTCTTTTTGCAATAAAACAAGGATTGCAATAACAGCAACAATGGCGGCGCCAATTAAAAAGATCGGGTTCGCCAACATGATCGCATTGAACGCAGCTTGAATTGCAGCAAATGCTTTTGTCGTTGCAGCCCATGCTGTCGTCGCAGCATTCACAGCGACAATTGCAATAGCGAGACCGCCAACGACACCACCCAAAACGACTACTAGAGTTGTGTTGTTTTTGACAAAGTCTGCAAGTTTGAGCAGTGACGGTAAGAGTTTGTCGGCGAGTGGTGCGACAGCTGCGCCGATTGACTCCTTGAACTCGCCCATCTGAATTGACAAGTTCTTCATCTGACCTGAGGTCGTGTTTGCAGCAGTTGAGGCTTGGTTCTTAAATGTTGCACCAAGACGACCGAATACCTCGTCGGCGTCTGCGCCTTCCTCAATGAGTGAGGCGAGTGCTGGATCTAACTTTTTGAGGGCTGTAAAGTTGCCGTTATAGGCCTTGGAGAGTGCGTCAGATACAGCACCGAGATCCTTGCCAGTACCGGCAGAGACATCCAGTGCAAGAGTCAGCAGATCTTGAGCTTGAGCGACATCGCCAGTGCCTCGAACAAGCTTGTCAAGAGCTGGCCTAAGTTCGTCGTCGGCGACTGCTGCAGCCATTGAAGTTTTGGTGATGAACTGCTCCACAGATGCGATCTGGGCGTCGGTTGCGTAAGTAACGTTCTGCAGTGTTAAACCAAGTTTTTCGGCTGCAGCTTCATCTTCGGCGAACGCTTTGACAGCATCAAAAGCGACAGCACCAAGAGCTGCGATTGCGAGCCCTGCAGGAACTGCTGCTTTCTTGATGGCGAACGCTGCTTTTTCTCCGTTGGTCTCAAGCTTTTTAAAGTCGTTGATCGCTTTGTCTATGCCTTTTGGATTCCACTCGGAGATGATCGGGAGATTAATTGCCATCAGCGTTTCACCAGTCTCTTGTTCGCGTCGTTCATGACTTCAATGACGATCTGGTCAACATTGCGTGTGATCTCGTCTAAGTAGTCGTCAGAACGCGCCCACACGAAGCGTGACGGCCCACGACCGAGAGATGCTGTCAAGTACCCAGCGAAGCCCGGACGGGCTCTATTTGGGTTTCGGTTGCGTGTCTGATTCGGGCCTCGTCCTGCCATGTCTGCCATAGAGAGAGCTGCACCTTTTGCAGTGATCTTTACTGTGGCAACAGACTCAAACTGTGCGCCCTGTTGCAGGTTGCGTGAACGAGCTTTTCGAGTGTCAACTTTAATCGTGACGTTCTTTGACTCGGCTTTCCATGCTGTGCGTCCGTTGTGCGCTTGTCCTGTCAAAGGTGGCGACGATGGGATTGAGTCCTTGATTGCCATGAAAAGAGGGTTCATAGCGTTCTTGATGTCTTTGGTGATCTGGCGACGAAGCGCAGGATCAACTTTCTGAATTTCACGAAGAGCCTGCTTCAGTCCGTCATACTCAATTCCGACTGATGCTGCCATTATTGTTTTCGTCTCTGCTCGTTGATGATCTGAACGCAGGTTGCCAGATCGTCTGTCTCGAATGTTATGTGGGGAGGCCAGAATCCAGTCTCAACTAGCAGAGCTGCTAGTTGTCGCCGGTGGCCTCCTGCGTAGGGACTGCGGATTCAGTCTCCACGACTTCTAGATCTTCTAATTTCTTGACGAACTCATCGAATGAGATCGGCACTGGATGACCCTGCTGCTTACTGGCCTCGTAGGCCATGAACGCTAGATCTTCCATGCCGATCCCATTGCTCAGATCTGATGCTCGTCGTTTGAATTTGCGTTCCCACGAAATAATGACAAAAAGGTTCGTCACTACTTGGTAGGCCTCACCATCGGTGAGCTTGACGCTAAGTGTTAATTTCATTGTTCTCCTAGTCGGGATCGGATTACTGAATTACGGGGTTGTAATGTCTCGTCCGTAGGTTCCGCCCTTGAACACTGCTTCGACTACTGAGAGCTCACCGACGGTCGCGTTGATCGGCGTGACG